CGGCATCTGCCTCTGGAGCGATTTCTTCTGACTTAGCAACTTCGGTTTCTTCAACCTTTGTCTTTTTTGCCATAGGATTATCCTCCTTCTTAATCTTAGCATCAATGCCTTTAGCACTATCTACTAAGAATTTGACTATATCCATTTTTTCGTTGTCTTCTTTTTCAACGAAACCTATATTCTTCATTTGATTTCCTGTTGTAGGGCTTACTGCAGTTTCTTCTTCTGAAACCATAACTAATCCAGATTCTTCATCATAAAAAACATTTTCTAATGCAACATCCTGTCCTTTAACAACTTCAATGCCGTCAACTTTTTCTACGTGCATAATATTTGCAAACTGATTTGCTGGAGAGTCTACAAGAGACAACTCTACAAGATCATAATCTTTAATAATTCTAATTGTGGAGTCTGACTTCTCATCATAACCGTCATCCCACTTATTCATACGACCACCAATAGAAAATCCTGTCAGTGTGCCATCTAAAACTTTTTCCCAAGTATCTTGTGCACCCTTTGAAACGTATGCTGATACAAAAACTCCAGAATAAAACTTTTTAGTTTCTGGATCAAAATATCTGTCTTCTTTAAAGTTAACCATTTTACCAACAGCAAGTGGCTGATGCATTTCACGAATATTTCCACGAAACTTAGAGAATGCTTTCATTGATGCTTCTGCTGTTACGATGTCGCCCTGCTTGTCAATGTTATCAAGAGATGCAAAACCTGAGACGATACGTCTCTCCTTATCAACCTTCGCAAATGGAAGGGAAAGTCTTACTGAGTCGCCAGAGGTGTCCCAATGGGCTTTTGATATAGTCATACTAGTATATATTATAGAGCCTTTTTTACACAAATGTTAATAAGATGTGAATAACTTGTGGATAATTACTGACTTGATCTACCCTCACCTTTTGGATTCCTTCCACTTATTGTGGCTGGACCATCTGATTGATTATTTACTCTTTCTCCGTCCCTTGCTCTTTCTGCATTATCCATTGGCTTAGGCTGGAATGGCTCGTCTCCCCCCTCTCTTTGTGGAAGACCTAAAACAGATCTTGCTTCATTTGGTAGCATGACCTGGGTTTTAACATATCTTTCCAAAATTTGAGATTGGGCTATTTCATCTGTCAATGTTAATTCTTTGAACTTTAAAACAAGAACATCTGTCTTTTCTTTAACAATTTTATTAATAACTTTTTCTAATTCTCTCTGGGCTGGTCTTGCTACTTGTTCCTTAAATGTTCTGTCTTGTGCTAATGCTGCTGCAATTGCGCCTGAGTCTCCTCCGCCAATTTTAGAAAGAGGAACTTGGTGTGCAATTAAAATATCATCACGATTTTGCTTTCTATATTTTTCAAAAGATCCTTCTTGAACGCCATTCTCAATTGGCTCCATGTTAAACTCAACCTTATTGGTATCTGTGTCTCCAGGCAGTGGAATGTATAGAGTTCTATGTGACTGACCCTTTAGGCTTGTCTGCAAAAACCTAAACATCTTATCTTCAGCATCTGCAGAAAGACGTGCACCCTTTAGTGTCACAACATAACGAGGGACAGCCTTATTGCTAAAGTAGTCGATGTTATATTGTGACGCTAACTGGTCTCCATGGAGCGAGTTTATTGCCGACATTATATCTGGTACACCATAAAAAGTATTTAAAGGCGAATACTGTTTAAAGTGTATTATTTCATTTGGCCTAGTATCTGAGGTTACAGGATTCGGATTTCTAGCACCAAAATTTCTAAAATAAACAACCTTATTACCTATAATTTGCAAATAACCATCTTTGAGTCTTCTAACACGAATTGTAGTTGCTGGAATGTGTCCAATGTATCCTATTTCACCACGTGTTGTTCTTCCAATTTCTAAATAACCATTACCGATTGCCTGTACATCTGTATATACTTTTGTCATTGTAGTTGTAAATGAATCATCGTCGTTAAGTGATTCAATCCACTCGTGTAACTCTATCTTTGCTCTTTCAATTCTATTACGTGCTCTTTCAACTTGACCTTTATCTTTATTTGATTCAAGCCTTAACATTGTGCTTGGAGAAACTTCAAAGTCATACCCTAAGCCAACTATGTTTTCTACTTTTGCGTCAATTGCTGCATGGTTGGCAAATGATGTGTCATAGTAATTTGCTAATTCGTATACATTCCATGGTGGAGTAATAACATCAAATAAACCGTATCCATTTCTATATACTGTACCAGGATTAATTTCTTTTGACTTTGCATCTCCCAAACCATGTTGTTCTGCTCTTGCACTATCTATGTATGCTTGGCTAGGATCATTAGCAGACTTTTCAATTGAACGAGAAATCCTTCTTTTAAAATTATTGTCTATGCCAGAATAAGACTTTAATTCTGTCCATGTTTTATTAAATGGATCTGCTCCCTTAAATAAGTCAGTATTGTCTACTATATTGTCAATACTTGCTTTAAGGATATATTCTTTTTCTTCTGACATTATTCTTCGTCTCCATACTTTGCAATAGTATCTTTTGCTGCCTGAACAGCACCTAAGTCATTAAGGTTAGGAATTAGGCCAGCCTTCATTCTGTCTACCTGCTCAGAATATTGCTCATCTGTTACCCTTCCCATACCTGCAAAGAAATATGGCTCGCCGTCTGGCTCTCCATAATGTGCTGCTGCCTGTCTTAATTCTGCGATTATTGCAAGATCACCTTTCATAGATGGAATATTTAATATGTTGCCATTACCATCTGTAAACCACTTACCATTAGCCTTCTTCCAAACATAAATGCCCCAGTCATATTTTTTATCTATTACTGTTACTTTAGTTTCGCCTATTTGACCAGGCATTCTGGGCTTTCCTTTTTTGTCAAAAAGTGGTTGATCCTTGTGTTTCATATCCACAAGTATACCATATCATACTGCACTTGATATCTGTGACTGCCATGATATATCCTTAAATACCGAATACTCGTACCCCTGAATACCAAAAACAGAGTCATCCTCTACTATAATTTTATTTGTACCAGTATAGGACTTGTACAAGTCTGCTGGATCTACTCCATAATAACTGCTTGAAGACTGTATTAGGACACCTTCCCACATATAAAAATCATTCCAATATTCCCACTCAAAAAATCCGTCTGCAGAGAACTTAACCCTAGCCCAAGGCCTATTGGTAACACTCTTTACCTCTTGTAAGTTAGTTGTTTGATAATATGATAAAGCATTAAATATAATTGGTCCGTTGATCATAATAGACCCTGTATAGGATTTAAAATTAAGAATATCTGAAAACCCTATCCCCAACAAAGCCCATTCATTTATATTTATTACTGGCTCTTTTACAATTTTTCCATTTAGATAAAATGATATGGCGTTATAAAGTTTTCCAGTATTACCGTCTAAAGCATAAATCTTTGCCCGTTTCCCAGATGGGTGATTTGCAACCATGTACAACTTAATAATTTTATTTTTTGCATTTATTTGCATTATTTGTGTTGGCACATATGGGAAAAAGTCAGAATTAAATCTAATCAAACTTTGCATAGCCATAATTTCGTATGTCTGTATTTTAGAAGGATTTATAGATATAGCAACTCCACGATTAATTAGTGGATCATAATCTCCCCTTATTTCTAACCCAGAGTCTTTTGTTAAATATAAATATGGCGAGGAGCCTTTGTATATTGAAAAAGGATTTTGAGTTTTATAGTCAAAATAATATCCTGTAGACTTATATGGATAAACCGATGTTCCAAATCTCGTACCTATGCTATTTGCTCCATTATAATTAAATGCTTGTGACGCTAATTGTAAGTTTTTGATTTTTAATGGGCTGTACTTTATGCCGTCAATATTTACTTCTATGTGAAGCACTATTGCCAAATCATTAAAATCAACGTCTTGTGGTGGATATACAATAACATTATCTACAACCTCGTATTTTGTGTTTATCCAGTTGCTTCCTGGATTAATTACACCATTCTTTGGAACATCTTCTTTTCTTATAAAAAACGATTCTGGTGAGTTAGCACCTTCCTCTAAATATTCAAAAGTTATATATGTTTTTACAAGTTCACTAGAAGTGTCATATGTATATTTTTTAATTGATCTTTGCTGTAAGTCTTCATAGTTTAAGTATCCAGTAAATAAGAAATTATCTAAAGAACTATAAGACCTTTGCTGTGGAAAAGAATATTCTGAAGACAATTCTGAATATGGCCATCCATCTGGGTCTACCGTTTCTGTTTCTTTAAACTTTATAGATGCTGGATAATTAATATTAAACTGGATAAAGTCTAATTCAAATATCTGATTTCCATATTCATCTAAAACATTTTGACCAAAGTATGATAATGGAACGTAGTCTTTCCATGAACCAGACACTGTTGAATCTAAGTAAAATTTATTAAAGTATTTTTTAGGAACTATTCCCACACTCGGTATATGAGTTTTTAATAACCTTAAGTCTGGCAATAAAGGAGAATAACTATAATTTTCGTATTCTGGAACTACTGTGTCATATTGATCTTCCTCTAATGATGGGTTTGTTTCTCCTATGTAATCACTCCAGCCCAAATCATTTTGGTTATATGAACCACCGTCTATGTCAACTCCTGGCTGATATAAATCAAATATATTTTCATAATCTATTGGAACTCCTATTTCGTTAAATAAGTTTCCTATATCAGATAAGTTCTTTTCCGAGCATATGCCTATTTTATATATCTTTCCAGTAAAAGTTTTTTCAAACTCTTTTGTTCCTCCAACATATAGTTTTAAGATTGATTGATTTGTAAAAAATGATATTACATTATCTCCAAAATAATTCTTAAACTTGTCTAACTCTAAACCTACAGCAAAAACAATATTAGCAGTTTCTCCTTCTTCGCCGTCATCTAAATTTGTTGCAGATAGTGCACTTACACGAGAACACTCGTATATGTTTTTTACAACATCATTGTATTTTAATATATACTTAATTTTATCATTAACACATTCTATTGAAAAATAATTTGAGTTATTATCTTCTATTCTCATTAATACTTCGGTGCCAGAAAAAGAAGGTGGCACTTCAAACAAACCATATAATGCTTTTGTTATTTGATTATAAAGAGAAAAATTATCAAAGTATATATATGAGTTTACTGAGTCCCAAGAACTATTAGGTTTTAAAGAAAGAAACAGTGGGTTGGCAGACAGATTTTGATCTTCTAGCATTTCTTTTTCTTTATTTGCAGAACTGTCTGTAAGTATTTGAGGAGTAAATATACTTGGTACAGTTAAGACATTATCTTCTACTATTAGGTTATCTATAGATGCCTGACTCCAAGAACCTAGGTCTGGGTAGTTATAATTTTTTGTGTAATCGGCAAAAGAATAATCAAAAAATACTGACTCTCCTCCGTAAATTGAATTTAAGTTTTGGGGATACTGAACTCCTTGACCAAATACAAATCTTCTTTTTGCAACAATAGATGGAACTATATATGGATATAAAGCAATACAATCTATCTCAATTGGCTCAATTTTTTCATATGCATAAAAGCCTATCCAGTTTTGATCTTTTCCGTTTGAATTAAAGTGATATGGTAAAGATATTGTGTCACTTTCTATAGGTATAACAATAATCTCTTCACCATTTAAAAGTAAAGACACCTGATTGTTTGTATATCTAAGATGTATCAGCATTGGTCTTTCCCATTTTCCTACATAATAAGATCCATACTTGTCATCTATCTTTAATAATAAAAACGAACCATCTAAATATATGCCGTCTTCAGAGGCTATTGGACCTATTATTCTTTTTTGTTCTGTAGATGCATTATTAGTTCTTAGCCAAAATTCTAAAGTATAATCTTGATGCTTTCCAGAGTCAGACAACATGCCTAAAGATGGAACTATTAATGAAGGGCTTTCATCATTATGATATAACTTAGTAATGTTTTGTGAACCAAAAACCATTGGAACTCCAAAATTTTTTGCAACTAAGGCATTGTCTTTAGAAAAGTAATAGCCTGAATTTTCTGAAAGTCCGTATGAGTCTGCCAAAACAACCTTAGAAGATGGCAGTGCAATGCCAGAAGGCAAATCAAATGTAGATACACCCAAAGAATGTGAATGAAATTCTTCTGACCACTGGCCTAACGTTAGTCCATTTGCGTAAACTAAATAGTCATCTTGATCATTAGTTGCAAATAAAAAATTAAACTTAATTATAATTTTTATTTCAGAATTATCAAAATCTGGACTAAATGTTTCTGACAAAAACATCCATCTTTCTTTAATTGAAATATCGTATGGTTTTAAAACATCCACATAAGAACTTAAAACTGAATCGTAGTATCTGTACCCTAACTCTATTCCGAGGATATATGGGCTTTCTGTATAAAAATATGACCCTATGGAAAATGTTTGCAAGGTTTTATTTATATCGTCAACATTTATTATATCTGGACTTACCAGCGTTACGGAAAACGTGTCTCCAGTCAAACTTGTTGGAACTATTCTGTTAACTATGCTTTCTGGAAATGGTAAATCTGAAAAACTTGTAACTGAAGATGATGTTCCATTGTCTATTGCCCAACCAGACATATCTCTAGTTGATTCATTAATAATAGAGACGTAGTCTAGTTTATCGTCTAAAGCCCATAGGCTTTGAGGATGTTCAGAAAATATTTTTTCAGCATATAAGTTTGATGGACTAGACATTATGGGTCTATTTTATCATACGATGCGTGTGAACCACCTAGGAGTTGTATATCTTGTCCCCGATTCAATTGTTTTAACGCCATGAACATAGTCTGGGTTGTCTGGGAAACAAAGAAGATCTCCTGGCTTTGGCTTATAGGATATATCATACTTTGGAAAATATATGTCTCCTCCAGTATAGTCATCGTTTAAATAAACTAGAGTTGCTATATCGTTTGGTCTATTTGAGTCAAAATGCTCATGCATACCCTTGCCAGCAATAAACTTTGCTATATGTGTTTTTTCATGAAGAAAATCCTGAAACGGTCCCTCATAATTTTCTTTAACAAAATCATAAACTTTAAGAGCATACTCTTGCATTATGTCTAATAGTTCTGAGTCTCTAGACTTTATCTCATTATATGTATGAACGGTAAACTCCTGCTCATTATTTCCATACTCTGGAAAATCATCAGAATACTTTTTTGCATACTCAGATATTCTTAAAGCAATATCTCTAGGCATAAATTCTTCTACATACTTAATTTTATCTATCATGGTTTAACCTTTATCTCACAAGCATCAGTTGTACAGTACATTTCTCCCTGTGCCTCCAAATTTTCTGCACCGTCGTAAATAGCAGACCAATCTATCTTTTTGATTTGGCCTATATAACTATTATACTCCTCTTCAGTAATTTCTGTATATGGTTGCTGTGGGTATACAGTATTTCCCATTGGCAAAAATGAAACGGCTTTTAATTGTCCCTCATACATATGAAGTGCTGGAGCAATATGCTTTGTTTCAGTTTCTTTGTTAAATGATAGAGTTACAGACACGCCGTTATCAGACCAATATTTCTGAGCAGTAGCAGCAAGCGCAATCTTCTCAAATAATGTTACATCCTTTTCAGATCTTGAGTGACCAGAGTGTACTGGGAAATATACGACAGTTGTATTCGCAGATACAAGGTCAGCCTCCATCTTATATCCAGCAGCCTTGAATAAGTGAATCATTGGGTCGGTATTCCCAAAACGAATTGCTCTTAAGAAATAGTTTCCACCAGGTGCCCAGTGAACTCCAGGGGTTGCGCCAGAAAGAATTGATACAGACCCTGATGGTTTAACAGTTGTGACCCTAATGGAATCACGAACGCATAACCACTCAGAATACTTGTGATCATATCTACGAATAGTTTCATATCCTTCGTCCATCCATTCACGCACAACAGGCAAACCAAATTTGTCTGAGAATGAGGCAATTCCTGTAAGTGATGTACCAATACGACGATTACGCTGCATAATACCGTTTGTCTGTTGCCAGTGTGTTGGTATCAGCGTTACCGTCTTTCCGTATAGGTAGGCAAACTTAAGGGTGCGGAGGAAGTCTTCCTTAGACTCATGACGATTTAAATGTACCTCAACCAAGGTGCACAGTTCGTATGATTCTAATGGCTGCTCTGCACAAGGATTAAATCCCATTACACGATAATCCTTGCCATCCGCAGTATCCTTAAGTCTGCCATAGTTTCTGGCAACATCAAGCCAAATGAATCCTGGCTCTCCATTGCTTGCGATTAGGTCTACGTAGTCTTCGTACTTTGTACCTACCGTCGCAGAAATTGAATTGTTAGACATCCATGACCAACCTGGATTTTCTGGATCAAATGAATTTCTATCTGGGAAAACATCAGCATTCTTTAGGTTCATAAAGTCTTGATCTTTAGAATCCCCTAGGGCGAGTGTTGCAGACCTTCTAACATTTCCAGATACAACACATGTACCAATAAGATTAACTATATCTACTATTGCTCTTGAGTCAAGTGTTTCTCCTGCTCTACCGCCTATTACAGCCCTTATCTGCTTATGCAACTGGATAAGTGGTGCTGGGCCACTCGCTGTGCCACCAAACCCCTTGATAGGTGCTCCCAAAGGCCTGATAAGGTCATAGTTAAAACCTTGTATATACATATTAGGCTTTAAGAATGAATTAATGAGTAATCTAACAGACTCCACCCATCCCTCTCTGGTATCTGGGATTTCATATACTTGTTCTGGTTCTGTAGGTGTATAAATAGGCAAATGCTTGTCTGCCCCAACTGTATCAAACCCTACACCAACACCCATCATTAATGCATCCATAACCCAGGCAAACAGAGTTCCTGGATCGTTTCTGTCTATGTCTTTAGTAGATACCATGGCGCAATTTTGCAATGCTGCTGAGTTTTTCTTTTCCATTGTAAGTGCCGTGCCAAAAGACCATAAACCTCTTCCTGGCGGTGTCCATTTTAATTCAAATAAACGCTGATAAGCCTCTTTTGCAGAAGATTGTGCCTTATAGTCATTCCATGGTAGTCTGTTTTCTTTTGCGTGATTCTTTTGTGCCGAATACATACCCTCGATTACACGACGACAAACCTCATACCATCTTTCTTTAGTTCCATCTTCTTTCATGCGGGAGTAGGTTCGTATAAACGTAATCTCTCCTAATGAGTTACCGCCTGCGTCTGTAAAACCGAATGGTGGTTCCTTTGTTTTATACTCATTTATGAAATCTTCTGACAAACGAAAACTAAAAAAATCTGACACCGTTATTCTCCTTAAGAATCTGTAATTACTAAAGTATACCAGAGTTTTTAATTTTACAAAACTCTTATGCTATTATTTAGGTTTATAGTTATTTAAAACTTACTCTTGAATGATTTTGTGGAAAACATCTTAAACATATATCTAACTTAGCACCAGTAACTGGACATTGAGATGTTTCTATATTGTGACCTTTAAAAAAACAAATTATCTTTTTCATAAACTTATCCACAAGTCTGTAACTACGTGAGAGTTTTTTGGAGCAATATCATATGCAATTGTTATTCTTGGCTTATCCTCATACCAATCATCTCTGCCATGGGGATGTCCTGTTTCTGATACTATTGCCCTATTGTTTTTGTTATGATTTTCAAATAAATCATTTCCATTAATTTTATAGTATGTTATGGATGGCTCTGCATTTACACAATAGTACCCGTGAAATATCGGGGCACCCAAACCTTCTGCATGATCATGAAAAAATATGTCATTTTTTAATGGACTTACTCCAGACGTTCCTTGTGTTTTATAATCAAGGTTATACCAACCGTGTATCATAAAATCAGATTCATCAAAACTAATACCATAATAAGTACATGCATCTTTAGTTATATTACGTAAATGATTTTTTAAATTATTAATATTTTCATTATCAAAATTAAAAATATTATAGAAGCCACCTAACTGTGTTGTAGGACCATTACTTTTATCATACTTAGATAAAACATCTTCTGGTATATTTCCAACTGAACCAGAAAGAATATCTTCTTGTTTTAATAATAAATAATTAAATAAAGAGTCTAAATCATTATCAATAAATGATTCAAAAAATTTATGTGGTGGCTTCATTGCTATCATAACAATGGGATCCAATGCTGTTCGGCAGCATTTGCCCTAATTAAATATTCCAATGGAATGATGTCGTAAGCGATTGTTATTCTTGGACCTTCCCAATCCCAATCTGCCATAGCATGCTGATGACCCATTTCAGAAACAATTAATTTATTATCAATATTATGATGATCAACTGTTTCCCCATAAACATGATAATGTGTAGTAGAAGGTTCGGCCTTTACGCTGTAATATCCGTGAAAATTAGGAGCGCCTGGTTGACCATGATCGTGCCAATCTAATTTACCCTTACCTTTATGGGTTATATTAAACCATCCCTGGACCATAAAGTTTTGTGCATTAAAATCTATATCATAATATTCGCATGCTTCTTTGGTTGCATCTTTAACACCTTTAAAAACATTATATATTTCTTCGCTATGAAACTGAAAAACATTATATTCTCTCCACTTTACTGTGGAAGTGCTTCCAGATTTTACCCAATACTCGTGTCCTGCAGAACCTAAAGGAGTTACGCCATCTACTTCTGCTCGTTCTATTTTTTCATATCTATCAGATAAAAAATTAGCCAATTTTGTAAGATCATTGTCTAAATGTCTCTCAAAAAACTTATGAGGCTTTGTGCCAAATTTTGGCGTTGGAGTCATGCCTTGATTTTGCATTTTGTCTTACCTTTCTACTGTATTACTACAGTATACCACGTTTTAGCCCCAAGGAGCGAAGTTAAACGCTGGTGAGAAGCCGAACACGCCGAATGGTGAGAAGCCGAACACACCGAATGGCGAGAAGCCGAACACGCCGAATGGCGAGAAGCCGAACACGCCGAATGGTGAGAATCCGAACACACCGAATGGTGAGAAGCCGAAGACTGAGAAAGGTGCGAAGGAAAACACACCGAATGGTGAGAAGCCGAAGACTGAGAACGGCGCAAAGGAAAATACACCAAACGGAGAGAATCCAAACACAGAAAACGGAGTAAACTGAAATGTTGTAACGCTAGAAGATGCAGAAGAATAATTTCCAGCACCATTAGCATTTTCTGCACGAACTTGGTAAGTTTGAGCAGTTCCACCTTCCTGATTTACAGAAACTGATGTTCCTGCTGTTGTTCCTGACTTTCCATCAGAAGATGTCCACGTATATTGTGTAATTGCCTTACCACCAGTTGCAGGTGCTGTCCAAGATACGTTATCTGTTGTTGTACCAGCCACGTTAACTCCAGCAGAAGGTGTTGGAGACGACGCTGACGGCGCAGACGGTGTTGCTGGAACAGTTGTTACTGTGACAGCAGAAGAAGCAGCAGATGCTGCCGAAGTACCATTAGCATTTGTTGCAGTAACTGTTAATGTTGGAGTTGCTCCTGTTGCATATCCTGTTGGAGCCAACGGAGAAGAAGCACCTGTTGCTGAGTATCCTCCACCAGATACTGTATAACTTGTTATTGACTTTCCACCAGTACCATTTGCAGTAAATGCTACAGAAACAGATCCATTATCGTATGGTCGATTTGTTCCAACATCTGTGGCTGATGAAATTGATGGTGCTTGTGGAACAGTGGTAGCAGTTACAGAAGATGATGTAGTTCCACTTGATGAACCTACAGCATTGTTTGCCTTTACAGTAAATGTATAGGCTGTATTTGACGCTAAACCTTCAAATGTTGTGCTTGTTCCTGATACTGTTTTTGAATATGTAGAAGGAGTAGTAGTAATAGTATAAGATGATGCTGCAGCAGACCCTTCAGGTAAAGACCAAGACAGAGATACAGAGCCACCTACACCAGATGCTCCTGCTTCTGTCGATGCTGCTGAAGCGGCATATGGACGATTTGTACCAACATCTGTTGCTGTTACACTTGTTACATTTTCAGGCCAGGATTGGTTTCCTGTTACCTTACCAGTTCTTTTATTAACTGCCATTACTATTTACTCCTTCTATATTAACTTTCGATTAGGCTGTGGCTAGGTCGCCAAGAAGTACCCAAGTGTCAGTTGCTCTCTTAAATAGAGTTGCAGATGACCATTGTGCTCTTAAATAAGCACCAGGAGTAGAATTAACTACAACTCCAGATGCACCTACTATTCGTACACCGCCTGTGTTTGTACGAAGAATGTCAATTGATGTTCCAACTGGATATGCAACTGATGCATTGGTTGGAATTGTAATATCTACAGCAGTTCCACCAGTGTGAGATACTTCAATTAAAGAATCTCTTTCTGAAAGAGCAGATAATGTATATGCTGCAGTCTTTTGTGTAATTGGTGTGCGTGAAGGAACACCTTCCTTTGTCTGTGTGCCATCTGAGAAGACAACGCCAGATGAAGGGGTTACAGTTGTTGCTTCAAGTGCTGCAACTGCAAGGTTATCAAGTGATCCCTGACCAAAGTTAACTGTTGTTGAAGGTTCTGTAGTTACACCCTTAAACAACTTCCACTTATCGTCAGATACGTCTCTAACGATACCTGAGTGCTTTGCTGCACCATCATTATATGCTACAACAAGACCAAGGTCTACGGTGTTTGCTGCATTTTGATGAGCAAGTTGAACCATATTATCTTCAATTACGATAGATGTTGAACTTGCATTAAATGTTGTACCATTAACAGTTAAGTTTCCGTCAACTGTAAGGTTTTGATCAATTTCTACTGAACCCGTAAATGTTGCACCAGATAATGAAGCCTTTGCATCAAGTGCTGTCTGTGTAGCAGTTGATACTGGCTTGTCTGCATCTGCTGTATTATCAACATTTGCAAGACCAACCATAGCCTTTGTAACTCCAGATACTGTTCCAGTAAATGTTGGTGATGCTAATGGTGCCTTAAGATCAAGAGCAGACTGTGTTGCAGTTGAAATTGGCTTGTTAGCATCTGATGTGTTATCAACATTTGCAAGTCCTACTGAAGACTTTGTTAAGGCTCCTACTGCTGTTGAAACTGCATTGTCAGCGTATGTTTTTGTAGCAAGTGCTGCTGTATCTGCAATTCCATGTACGTTTGTAGTTGCTACATTATGAGCAGTTAAGTCTGCTGTAGCAGATAAGCCTACTGCTGAGGCTGCGTTATCTGCATATGTCTTTGTAGCAAGTGCTGATGTGTCTGGAATTCCATGAACGTCTGCTGTATCAGAACTGTGATTTCCTACTGCTGTGCTAATTGCATCGTTTCTATCAGAAACCTCAGTAGTAATTGCTGTATCGATTGCCAAGTTTCTATCAGAAACTTCTGTTGCAATTTCATTTCCTATAGCAGCATCTCTATCTAAAACTTCTTGAGCAATAGCATTATCGATTGCTAAATCTCTAGCAGAAACTTCTAAAGCAATTGCATCTGAAACTGCAGTATTACGATCTAATACTTCTTGTGCGATAGCATCAGAAATTGCATCTGCACGATTTAAAACTTCTTGCCCTATGGCATCAGAAATTGCATCATTTCTATTATTTACTTCTAATGAAATTGCTTCATTTACTGAGTTTGATAGATCTACTTGATATACAAGGTTTGCTGTATTAGAGATTCCATGTACGCTTGTTGTTTCGTCATTGTGATCTTCTATATACTGAGTTAACTCTGCATCTAATGCCACACCCTGTGGTATTAATGCGATATCGATCATACCTTGTGCATTAAGCGTTACTAATCCGCCAACTCCATCAAGGCCATCTAAATTTTTAAAGTAAGAGAGAGCAGACCATGCCGAAGACCCGTTTCCAATTTTGAACTGGTTGGTATCGGTTTCAAATCCGATTTCTCCTGCTGCTAAAGTTGGATTCGCTGCAATCCATTGTGCTGCAGTTCCTCTGCGTTGCTGCATTCTTGTTGCCATATTTTATTCTCTCCTTATGGTATTTCTACCAGTTTATTTCTGTGCCAATTATAACATCAATTTTTTAATTGAAATTATCTACAGCACTACCTCCATCGAATACCAAAGTCCATTCAGTTGTTGATGGTCCTCCAGCATCCAAACCTACACCCTGTGGGCTATTAAATGATGCTCCATCGTAGAACTGCGACACTATGAAGCCAGTTCCATCGATTGCTGTATCGTGAATATGCTGTGGAAGGTTTTGTGTATCATCTATCGTTGCTTGTGTATACCAAACACCGTTATAATAAAAGTTAACTCTATTGGTTAACGTATCCAACCACTGTGTTCCATTTGATGGTGAAGAGGGAGGGGTAGTCCCGACAGCCATTGATCCAGTCAATGAGTCTACATACTGCTTAGTTGCTGCATGATTATTATCTGTAGGTGTTCCTACTACTACAGCACCTCCAAAACTACCGCCATTTGTGACGACTAGTCCGTTCTTGACTTTAAAATCTTTATCTACTGTTGCCAAGATCTACCACTCCCTTTTCATTTATTTTTTTACTTTAAAAGCGTTCCAACAACAGCAACTGTTGAGTTGTTATTATCGGTTGTAACACGAAGACGAACATCGTCTCCAGATACGTCTGCTGAAACTGATCCAAGTGAACCATTTGTTCCAACCATTGCGTATTCTGTAATAGCGACGTTGTCTGATGTATCAAGTGTTAAGATAACTTTTGAAACCTCTGTATGTGTTCCGTTTGCAATCTTAACAAGGAATTCAGCAGAACGGAAGTCTGCCTTAGTCCATGAAACTGCTGTGCTTGTGCTTGCAGTTGCGACAGTTGCCTGTGCTGCTACCTGCTTTGCTACAGAAGCAATATCTACTGCAGGGAAGTCTGGAGTAACTGCTTCAAGAGCAGAAACTGCACGAGCATCTGTAAAGTATAGATTTGTTGTTCCTTCTGCAAGATCGTCTGTATCAGAATCTGCAACACCGTTTTCTGCAGTGATTGTTAGATTATCTGATCCATCCTTTGTAATTATGATATTTGTCTTCGTTGCATTTGCAAGAAGTGTTGCTGCCTCTGCCTTAGCACGAGCAGCAGTGTAGTAAAGGTTTGTACCTTCTTCAATGTCTGTTGTGGTAAGTGCATTGATTGCATTATTAATTGCAGCATTACGATCAGTTACTTCGTCAGCAACCAATCCGTCTGCATAAACCTTTGCATTTTGTTCTGCAGTAAGTGCTACACCATCAGCATAATTTTCATATGCAGAGGTAATTGCAATTTCACGAGCATCTGTATGAGCAATTGCTGCATCTTCTGCTGCGTCTGCCTTAGCCTGTGAACCAACAACAGTTTCGGTTACTGCTGTATCAATTTCAAATGTTGTTCCATCAAGTGTTAAACCGTTTCCAGCAAGGTATGTACCTTGACCTGAGAACTGTGTCCAATCTTGACCAGCAAAAGATGCTAAGTAATGATCAGACTGTACCCATGCTGTTGATGCATAGTTATTGCCTTCCATTACGAAGACTGCTGCTCCTACTAATTCAGAGAAAGCGTCTGCATCTGCTGGGCGTGAAGCAACAAGTGTTGCTCCAGAAGCAGAAAGTTCCCAGATACCATTTTCAGAATCAGTTGTTTGTCCTGTAAGAAGCAAACGATATCCAGCATCATTAATATCAAGTGGTGCGTGACCATCAATTACTGCACCTACAAAATCTCCTGCTACATTTACGTTAGATGTTGCAAGAAGATTTACTGCTGCCTTCCAGTTAAGACCAGATGAGAGACCATCTGCATATGCCTTAGCATTATTTTCTGCAGTAAGTGCTGCTGCATCTGCATAGTTGTTTGAACGAGTTACCTCAGCAGCAATTTCATCATCTGTGTAAGAGTTGGCATCTGCAAGTGCTGCATTAGCCTTTGTTGTAGCATCTGATGCTGCATCTGCAATTGCATCATTCTTAGCAAGAAGAATTGCTGCATCACGAGCAATTACTTCGTCAGAGATTTCTCCGTCTGTGTATTGCTGTGCTGCAAGAATTGCATCTGCCTCAGCATCTGCTGCTGCACCAATTGTATCCCACAAACCAGTGTTTGCAGTTACTGCTCTTGCATCTGTAAAATATTTATTTGATGCACCTTCTGAAAGGTCATCTGTATCATGGTTTGAAAGTGAAGAAACTGTACCAGTTACATCACCAACAAGGTCTGCTGTTATTGTTCCAGCAGCAAAGTTGCCTGAGCCATCACGCTTTACAACTGTGTTTGGTGTATTTGCTGAATCTGAGGATCCACCAATGAGACCAATAATATAATCTTGGTCGTCTTCCTTCTTTGTAAGAATGTCAAAATTGTCGATGGTACCTGTTGTGCCTTCAACAATAAGACCATGCTTTACTTTAAAGTCTTTATTTACTGTTGCCATTTATTATCTCCTTGTTTATGCCTTAAGTCCAATTCGTGCGTAACGAACTGTGACTGGCTTAATTGTTGGGTCTGGTGTAACAGTTAATGAAACTGTATTACCTACCCTAGAGACGCTAACGGTGCCAATATTCCCATCATTGTCTATTGTGCCATATTCAGAGACGTTTACATTTGTACCGTCTACCAAAATGGTCAACTCTGTTGCGTAAAATTTGTTATCTCCTGCAGTTACTTTTGCAATAGAAACAAGATACTTAACCATACGCCATTCTGTGGCGTCAAAATTGTCAATCACAGTAGCATTTTCAATGCCAGAGATTGTGTTTTCATTATTACCCATTGAACCAAGATCTGTTGAACGGGCTGAGGCTGAATCAATTAAATCCTCATAGTCCTGCTGTGTGGGACGATCACCAGTTTGAAATTTTGTTTTCAATGTTGGAATTGATATTTTTGCCATGGCCTTATTATAACTCCTTTTTTATATTTTAAAGAATCCAGTTGCTAAAACCAATAACTTGTAGTGGAATTGGTGGCGGATTAGAAGAACTGTACCCTTCAATATTTATAGATTTAAACCTTACCCTAAAGGGCAAGTCATGTTTGATTGTTGCTGTTGGAGCAATTAGGTTTATTTGTTTTACAGAATAGTCAAGTGGTTTAATGTATTTGGTTTTATGTTGTATGGTTGATAGTGTTGCTCTTGCCATTAATCAGTTACATCTTCAAGTATCTTCATGCTACCCTGACAAACTGTCCAGACTCTTGTAGCATCAGATAATTGAATATCAAAGATGTCCCCTGTTTCTAAAATTACTGATTGATCTGAAGTTAACCAAACAGTAAACTCTCCAACCAAATCATCAGCGTCTGCTTCTGGATTTAATTCCATAACTAATGTGGCGTCGTCCGTAATAACTCCAAGGTCTGATGTATTGTTAGGTCTTTTAATTTTCATATTAATATTCCAATCTGGAATAATTAATGGTTCTCCAGCATCATCAACAACATAAACTTTAAAACCAGATGTATCTCCACGAACAACAGTCCAAATAACTGTAGGTGGTTTTTCACCTATATCATAAGAAGAAGCGGATCCACGAAAATTTGCCATGTTGTGATTATATCATATTAGGCTAATCCAGCCTTCAATGCTCCCCAAGTTCCATTTCCTTTTGCTTGTATAACTATTACTCCATCATTAACGGATGATAGTCCAACTACCCCGATTACTCCGCCAGTTGCAGTTGTTGTTAAGGCTCCAGAAGAATTTACATATAATAAATCACCTGCTTGAAATGATGAAGTATTTATTCCTGGTCCAGATAAAACTCCAGAAACTACTACCTCTCCAATTCCTCCATTTGCAGTTATCTCTGTTTTAGTTAATCCTAAAAACGGATAATTATCTGAAAGTTCTGAAGTAAAAGGTTTAATAACTGTTCTACCGTCATGCTGTCCTCTTTCCTGATTTAATTCAGGATTAAACCAAGTCGCTGCATATACTGGTCTACCAGCGCCAATATTATCTTGTGTTTTATTAATAACTTTAACTCTAACATTAGATACATCTAAAGATTGTAGGGCTGAATCAACAGAGTCTGCTAATTTTTTAATATCATTATGAACATTTACAGAATCTGTTGCTTCTGGAAACTTTAAACCATAATTATCTGTTATATCGGCCATAGAAAACAATTATATCATTATTTGACTAAATGGCCTAAATTGTGTTATACTAGGAAGTAATATGGCACCCCTAAAAAGGTGTCATTCGTTTCTAAGGAGGAAACTATGATTACTTTTATGAATAATAACAAGAATATCATTGGCACACTCAGCATATTGGCTATGTTTTCCGTTTGGTCAAACGTGGCTAATGCTTCTGAAAACCGATTAGACGATAGTAAACCTATCGTGCTTGAAGAAATAGTAGAGGCCACGCAAGTGGCCAAAAGTGTTTCTGAGGCTAAAGAAGATCAGTTAGAAAAATACAAAAATGCTGTAAATCTATCTGACAAAGACCTTAAAAATCTACTACGTTTAGTAGGGTTTGAAGGTCAAAAACTAAAGGAGGCTTGGGCTATTGCTAAAAAAGAATCTGGCGGTAGACCAATGGCGCTAAACCTTAGTAAAAGAACTGGAGATAGTTCTTATGGCTTATTTCAAATAAATATGATTGGCGACCTTGGTCCTGAGCGTAGAGATAAGTTTAAGTTAGAATCAAACTATGAGTTATTTAATCCAGTATTGAATGCTCAAGTTGCGTTTCATATGTCTAACGGTGGTGAAAATTGGATTGCCTGGAAAGGTATCACCCCAAGAACACAAGAGTGGTTAAATAAATTTCCACATTAATTAAATGTTTTATCCCCAAGGGGCAAAGTTAAATGTTGCCTCTGGGGTAAAACTAAATACGCTAAACGATGATTCTGGGGTAAAACTAAATACGCTAAACGATGATTCTGGTGTAAATGAGAATACAGAAAACGCTGGCATGAAGTTAAACGATGGTTCTGGCGTAAATGAAAATACTCCAAACGGAGAGAATCCGAATACGCCAAACGGTGGCATAAAGTTAAACGATGGCTCTGGCGTAAATGAAAATACCCCAAATGGAGAAAAGCCAAACACGCCGAACGGTGGCATGAAGTTAAACGATGGTTCTGGAACAAATGAAAACACGCCAAATGGAGAAAAGCCGAATACACCAAATGGTGGCATGAAGTTAAACGATGGTTCTGGAACAAACGAAAATACTCCGAATGGGGAAAAACCAAAAACGCCAAATGGGGAAAAACCAAAAACGCCAAATGGAGAAAAACCAAAAACACCAAATGGTGTAAATGCAAATGAATGAATCTTATAATTAACAGTGCTTTCATAATCTAGCAATGTATTTGCAGGAACATCTTGTGATTTTACTAAACCAGTAAGTGCTTCGTTGTCTTGAACTTCTTCTGTTTCGGTACCATATTTAAACCCTGCATTTTGAAGAGATGTTCTTGCTTGAAGTTTTGTTAAGCCAATTAAATTAGGAACCGCATTCATTCCTTTTGCAAAAAATGCCCATAATGAATTTAACATTTTATGCCTACACCGTCAAATCGCCGATTAACACCCAGGTGTCTGTTGCATATTTTATTAAAGTAGCGCCAGCATACCTTGCAGCAATCTTCTTATTAGAATTTTTGCTGTTAATTATAACATCCACTGTAGCACCAGAGAAAGTTACATTCCCAGATCCTACCCTAATAACATCTATTCTTTGTCCTATTTCAAAAGGAACTGATGAGTTTAACGGTACAGTTACTGTTGTATCAGAACCAGAATTAATAGTTACTGTTTTACCAGCATCTCCCAAAACAAGGGTGTAGTTAGATGTTTTTTCATTAAATATAACACTATCAAGTAATCCTACCCACTTAGTTCCATTATAATATTGAAGTTGACTTATATCTGTACCGCCATTAGTCTGCTCTACAAAACATACAGTTCCTTCTGTTGGAGAAGTTATTGCTGCATCTCTAGCAGTAGGGTTTTGAAATATATTTACTCCACCTTTTGCCTTTATAACATCATTTGCTGTTACTGTAGATCCAAAAATATGAGCCTGTGTCCATGTGTATGGAACATTAGTATTTGCTACACCAGCAATCGCATACCATTTATTATCTCCAGCGTCATACATGTATGCTACTTTGCTTTGAGGTGCAATTTGAGCCATATTAGATCTCCTCCACTATGAAAGTATCAGAAGTTTCACCGATTCTTTGTGTTATTACATTTGCAACATAACCATTTGGAGTAATATTAATTAATCTATATGTTATAACATCTCCAGTTGTTGCTCCATGTGTGTCTAGCCATTCAAAATGAGAACTTGTAAATTCTTTTGATACCAAGCCTACATTTATTGTTGAGTACGCACCAGCATTAATTTTTCTTTGCAAACCTAAAAATACCTCTTTGTTCGTATCTGTTGTTGGTCTACATACCCCTGTAAATGTTATCTTTGTTTTTGTAGAAGATGCACTTTTTGTTATTGATAACTCTAAGTCATCACCAGATATTGTTTTTAAAACTTCGTCTTCGGCAACTCCATTAATATGTATTCCAATTAAACTTGTTTCTGCATAATCTCCAAAATAAATTGAGGATATATTTTTATTATTTTCATAATCTAGGTCTGTCCAAGAAACTCCAAGGGGTGCACTGGAGTCTGCCGTTAAAACTTTTCCATTGCTTCCAACTGTAAGTATTTCTGTAACTCCGCTTGAAGCACCTACAATTAAATCACCTTTTGCTTCTGTGTATGTTCCGACTTTTACAAAACTAGAAGTGTCATAAACATATATATCTTTATTTTCAGAATCTTTATCTATCCAAACAATTCCATTTGCTAAGTTTGTTGTTGGCGCTTCATTCTGATAAAGTGCAATTCCATATGTTGATTGTACAGTTGATCCACTTGAATCTGATGCCATGGCAATGTATCCATCTGTTGGCTGTGCTATTGCCTGTATTTGTGCAAGTGTTAAATAGTCAGACCCAATGCCCAACTCTTCCTGATCATCAACCCTGTTTTTTAGTTGTTGCAGATAGTATGCTATTGAAGGGTTTAAAAGTTGTTGAGGGTCTTCATTGGTAACATCATAGTTATAATTTCCATACAGGAATAACTTAAGCGCTGCTTGTATATCAGCCTTATCTTCATATCCTGGTTGCTTTGTATTCCACAAGCCACCAATGTCTTCTGCTGCCACTTAGATCACCCCCTTGATTATACCACCGAAATATGCAGGTGGGCTGTTCTTGATTCAGATATATCTACCCAAGAACTTCCATCAAACTCCTTTGCATAAAATGTAATCTTTAAAACATCTACAGACCCATCATTAATAATTTCTGTTTTTATTGAATTTGCAATAGGTCTTCCAGCAGATGTGGCTAATGTTGCCTGAACACTAAAGTTATCTACCCCAACATTACCAACATAGGAAGGGTCTTTGATAAAACTTATTGGAATGGTGCAATAATTTTGAGTTGGAAAACTAATTTCTTTTAACGTATCATAAGTATTTGGTATTAGTTTATTTAAAGGCTCCCACTGTGGAGTAGAACTTCCAAGACCATACGTGTACTGATACAGCATAAGATATTCTTCTGTATCGCTCTTTTGTAAATTTATGTATAAATCAAAAACATTTGGGTCTTGCCCTATATCTGTTACATCTGGTCTTCCATTACCTACAAAAATTAAACTTCCACGATCACCTTTATCGCCAAAATCAACTTCTACTTTTACAGTGTCTGGTCCGCCTAAAACTAATACATCGTCTGACATTATTTATCTGCTACCTGTTCTGTAATACTTATAGTTCCAGTTAATAAAGTTAATACTTGTGGATAATCTACTCCTGGCTTTCTAACCTGTACATCGTATACATAATCCTTAGAAGCGTCCATTAGTAAACCATCTTCTGGTCTAATAGTACAAAGAACATAGTCTCCCTCGTCAGAAATTTTTGCTAAACACTTATGCCATCCTGGGGCTGTGCTTCCACCTCTTGTTTGTGCAAATGCAAAAATAACTCCTTCTACTTCGCCAGTAGTCAAAGGATCATCTGGGATGTTATATGCTGTTAATGGAAACGGCAATCCGTCTGGTTTCTTAGGGTATACACGAAATTCATAGGTGTCACCCTTATAATAATTTATGTTGTATGTTCCTGGAAATGCCATAGTTCCTCCTCGTAAATTATATCACAGATACGTATATGGAATTCATAATTGCAGAAGCGTTATAGTCTGTTCTAATTTGCGGAATAGCACCAGAGTTCCACATAACGTTGTCCTCTATATAAAAGTTCTGAGTTACATACATATTATATACATATTGATATTTTAATGATGCTACAAACTGGGATATTTCCGTATTTGATTTAGGGAAAAATGTTCTTATCCAAACCTCTGTGTTGTTAGATTCTGTTGTAAGTTCAAAATTATATGTTACAAATACCTGAGACCCTATCTTTAATCCATGAAAATTAAGCATTCTTTGATGCTCATTCCAAAGGCTTGTGCATCCCTCTGGCAGATATTTTTCATTTGTATTACTTCCTTTTGAATCTACCCATACATTTACCCACCCATCTTCTCCGTAATTAACTCCTAAGTCGATAGGCTTTCTATTTTGATTAAAGTATGCTGCCCAGCCAGCCTGCTGACCAGAGGAGGATAACGAACTTAGACCATCCTTACCAGGTAGTCCTCTTTCGCCTTTAGGACCCTGAATGCCGTCTTTTCCAGCAGGACCCGTATCTCCTTTAGGACCCATAGGCCCCTGTGGCCCCATAGGCCCAGGAACAGGTACATAATTAATTAATATATCAGTATTTGTTGTTTGAGTTTCTACAACTTGTGCAGCATAACTAGATTTTTTGCTGCCAGGGAAATCCATAGACTTAGAAACAGGCATGGAGTTATTATCCCATATTATTCACAAATATAAGAAAACGACATATGGAATTTATCGTCTGTATCTATACCAACGGGTGTATTATGATTAAATGTTTGATCTGCAGCACTGCTTCCTATTGCCCACACTGTAAACGTTGAAGAGTTATCAGACAAATGTCCTTTAAGACTATAGTGATCTGTTCCTTGGTTTGTAATTTTATGAACTGATCCACCATAAACATCTGTATGGTATTTAGAAGGGAAAGGAAGAGTAAGTGAATATTGTCCTGTTCCAAAATTAGTTACAGTAGTAAATAAAACATCAATTTGCACAGTAACTAGATTTCCAATCTTAATGTATGATCCAGTTGCTGGTGTGTTATTAAAAGTTAATCCTGTACCGCTCCAAACTGGATTGTAAGAATTAATTGTTGTTGTTCCAGTGTCTAAGTTTGCATCTTGACCGTCTGCACCGTCTTGACCTGGTTCTGCAATTGTTGTCCAATAAGAAGTTCCTGGTGGATATCCTGGATTTGGTTCTCCGACTCTGTAATAAGTTCCTCCAGCATATGTAACTACATCGCCAATATTGTAATCTGCTCCGTTATTATATTCACCAACAAAATTCCATAATGCGTCTGCACCATTAGCGCCTGCAGGACCTGGTTCTCCTTGTGGTCCTGGATCTCCTTGTGGACCAGTTCCTCCAGAACCTCCACCAATACCAGGGTGTGTAAACCGTGCCATTAGTTCTGACTCTCTAATCCAGTCTGCATTACTGCCAAGTTCATTGTTGTTGATCCAATTGCATATAATGCATCAGCGCTTGGAAGTTCAAAAGATATTGAGTGGTTTGGCATAATTCTAAAACCATAATTAGTTGAAGAAACTGTATCATCTCCTCCAAGGTAAATGTACCCAGTGTCATTTACATTTTGAAGTGTTATGTCCATACCGCCATGTTTTCCATTTGGCGTAAGTCTTACTGGTGTTGCGCTTGTTAGTTCTACGATGGAGTGTTGTGCCATTTTATACCTTCCTTATCTTAAAAGTTTTTGAATTAATCTTAATAACTGGTGGTAGTTCTGTTCTTGGAGATGTGATTTTAATAACTGCCATTATAAACTCCCTGGAGTAATATCTCCCAAAACATAAATTGTTCCAATAACTGGAGTCCACACAGTGTCATTATCAATTATTACCTCAACATCAAATGGAAGTTCTGCAACTGTTGACTTATATCCGCTTCCCCAATTTTCTGTTGTTTCTGGATCTGCTTTTATGTCTACATAACCATCAGCGGCTTCACACTTTAAAGAATCTAATACATCTCCAAACTGATCGTAGGCCGTGCATCTATAGGTCCATCCGTCTGTGTTGTAATAGGTAACTTCGTCATCTTGATAAAACTCTACACGTAATGTTGCTGTGTCTCCACGTACAACTCTCCACTGTATGTTTGCTGGATCAGCACCAAAAATTTCGGGAGCACATGGATTTGTCATAATAGAAAGATTATACCATCAAATATGGACTTGCCCCAAGATCGGTGGGTATGAGAGACGGATCAAGGGGCAAGCATTAAAAGTATATCATAAAGGACAAAACGGACATTAGTTGTTTACGTCACAAATAGTTTATGGTATAGTACTTATAGGGTTTGTGGGGACTTTGCACTAGAGATATTATCTTCACTTCCACCATTAGATGTAACTAAAAAATCTATGGGGGGAGGGGGGGACTTTCCCTAAAGATACTTACTATTATATAAAGAAAACAATGTTATAATCAATATATGATTAAAGTTTATAAAAATCTAATGTCCGAAGAAGACAGATTATCTGTTTTAGATGTTATGCAATATTTTGAAGAACCTCTATGGGGTCCTAGCATTTGTACAGATGAACCAGTAAGACAATTGAGGGACTGGCTGCCTATTTCAGTTCATAAAAAAATGTATTCTGTTCATAAAAAAGTTATACCATTAATAGAAAAAGATTTTAGATTAAGTGAAAGAAATGTAAAAATAACAAACCCAGAATATTCAGACCTTATGAATACTTCATTTTTAACTATGGATCGAAGAGATCCAGGAATGAGCCTAGGTCCTCATCCAGACATTCCTACAGGAACATATCAGCCTCATCCAGGAATATCTTTGGGTGGAGGAAGCCCTATCACAATATCAGGTATTTTCTACTGGAATGATGATATTGAAGGCGGAGAACTTAAGTTTCACGATGACGACGTTGCTATAGAAAGACCAGAGGAATGTGATATTAAATCTCCGTATATCTATAAGCCAGTTGCTGGAGATTTTGTTGCTTTTGAGTCTAAATATATACATGAAATTCTAGAGGTAAAATCTGGACACAGATATTCGACTCAGTGGTTTTTTGCTAATGAAAATTGGAAAGGCTAGTCCTTGTTTTTAATAACAAGGTCATATATAACATTTACTTTTTCCTCAAGCCTATTGACCTGATCTTTTAAACTTGATCCACCATTTGGCTTAAATTGTGATTTAATTTCTTCAAAGTAATGTTTTGTTAACCACTTGATTCCATAGCCAACACCTGATAGAATAGTACATATGCCTATTATGATTTCAATTACTAACGCTGTACCCTGTGTAGCAAACATAACAGGATTAATTATAAGTGGAGTTTTTAAAAAATGAGAACTACTGGAGACAAAATTAGGGGAATTTCTAATTTCTTTAAAGATGAAATTATAAACGCATCGGACATAGTAAATGCTGACCCAAACGTGGTAAAAAGTCCATTAATATCTAACTCTTCTTTAAGACAAGTATGTTATGACTGTACATGTCACGGTGGCCCAGATAACAAAAACATGGAACTTTATGATTTGGACGACATTGTATATAATATAAATAGTTTAGGATACAGGTCAGAAGAGTTCTCCAAGGAAGATGCACCAAATAACTTTTTGTATATTGGATGTTCTGTAACTTTTGGAGTTGGCCTGCCAGACGATGTAATTTGGCCATACTTTTTAAATAAAAAGTTAAATGGAGAAAAAATATTTAACTTAGGAATTAACGGTATATCTACTAATGTAATTACTTATAATATACATAAATATATAAAACAATTTGGTAAGCCCAAAGCAATTTTTGCCTTGTATCCAAACATTCATAGAACAGAGTCTTTTTTAGATGACAAGTTAAGTATAATACATTTTAAGGAACATGCAGAGTTAGAGTTTGGACCTAACTTAAAGAATAAAGTGGATATAGCAGCGTTTGCCTTTAGTCAAATAAACACAATAAAGATTTTGGCAGATTATTTAGAATCTATAGATATCCCATTTTTTTGGAGCAGTTGGTGGGGTGCGTTTGATAACTATGTACAATATCAAGACAAAGATCTTTTTAAAAATTTTGTAAAGTTTGATCGTTCGATAGACTTAGATTTAGTCGAACAATATAAAAATCATCACTACTTTAATGTTGCAAGAGACAATCAGCACTTTGGTATATTAGGACATATATCTATAACAGAATCATTTTTCGATGCTTGGAAGGAATACAATGAAAAAAGAAATTCTTAAGACCTTAGAGGGCTTCGACAAAATAATAATATCTCCCGATATGGATGGTTTTATTTCGGCGCATTTCGTAAATAGGTTTAACGGCGCAAAGGTAGTTGGGACATATGATTCAAACAAGTTATGTCTTTCCGACGGGGTGAAAGTAGAAGAGTGCCTGTTCCTCGATTGTGACATAAACAGGCCAGATATAGTCTCGCTTGGAAATCATATGCGACTTATAAATGACAATATGTCTAAAAGATCGTTCAATCCAAATATTCATTTCGGCGTTACGAACTATAAAGACAAGTATCCATTTGCAACCGCATATCTTTTGGCGTTTGCGCTAGAGATTGAAACATCCCCACAAGACATAATACGCATGGCATACGCTGACTCAACACTAAGGAATATGATTTCATACAGCGATAACATGCGAAATTGGTCAGATAAGATGCCTCATCCTTCTGTTAGATATGTGATCAACAACACAGAATATTCTAAAGCCCTGGATGACAATATAAGAGTCGAATACGGAAATGATCAATCATTTACCTCTTGGCGTTTTGGAAAAGAGCGGTATATGAAAACAATCAATGAAGCCCTAGTAAAAGAAAATGTTTCACATGAAACATTGACTACTGGTATAAAATATATTAAGGACAAGGTTGGGTATAATACTGTTAAGAGATATATGAATGATATTTTCTCATATGCAGAAACATATCAGGGAGAATACTCAGTAACATATATGGAGGAAACCGAATGGAAATAGTACCAGGGTTTGGAGATAAAAAAGATGTTAAGGTTTGGGATTTAATTAATCCTAATAAACCAAGAAGTGAGCAGGAAGAAGCCCAACGAAGGCTAGATATCTGTATGTCTTGTGAGCACCTAAACAAGCGTATGGTAAAATGTAATAAGTGTGGTTGTTTTATGAAATTAAAAACAACACTGCAAGGAGCAAAATGTCCAATAGGAAAGTGGTGAAATATGTATAGAGAAGAAGGCGTTGCGTTGATGACAAAGACGGTAAACGAGTACAATAGAAGAATGGCTGCAAACGCAGGTGTTCCAATGGACCAAGTAGAGTCCGTATTGGCACAACAGCAAGAACAGTTGAACGCTGTTAATGGGATGCTGTTTGACACTTTGAAGGAAAACGGATATATTCGTGACTAATAGTTCTTTATTCTCTGAGTTTGAGCCTATTGTTATTAACAATGTTTTCAGCGAAGAAGAGATTAAAGAAATTTATGATTCCCGCTCCAAAAGTGAGAATCTTTTGGTTGATGCTAGTTGTGGCTACATAACTAATACAAAACCATTTAGCGAAAATATTAGGAAAAAGATTGTGCAGATTGTTCAAGACAATGTGCCGATAAAAGTTAAAGAGTGGGGCAATCATATGCCTAGGTATACTTTGGAATCCAATAGCAAGCCTAGGCTTCATCCCCATTATGATGTAGGGTTAGATCAAGCATCGTTTACTTTAAGTATTCAACTTGATCATACCTTACCTTGGACAGTTTATGTTGGACATCAAGGATATGATATTCCAAGAAATACCGCTGTCCTGTTCTCTGGATCACACCAAATACATTGGAGACCAGATATAGAGTTTGGGCCAAATGATTATTACGACATTATAGTTGCCCAAGTTGTAGAAGATACAGAAAACCCACTTGTGCTAGACGATACTCATAGAGAGCATATGTCAAACCAAGTGGGTTCTTTTGTTGCTAAGTATTTTACTTCACAATCGGGAAATTAGCCCTCTTAAGTGCATCCTTTAATGGTGGATCTAGTTCATCATACTTCTTGTCAATTACCCGCCCATCATTAGAATTAATGTGAACAATTTCAGTCTTTCTTAGTTGTGTGTTATCAGATGGATCTGCAAATGTTTTTAGAACAATAAGATAATCGCAAAAATCCTTAAAAATAAAGTCCTTTGCTTGAGCATTTCCGTCTTGAGTTGTATACCAATCAGTCTCTACAAAACTCATTTTTTCTAGTGCCATGGTGGCCTCCTATCTTCTTTAAAAGTATACCATAATCATATGTTATAATCTTTATATGGCAAATATCGATCCTTTAGTACCGCACACAGAGAAGCATTTCTTTACTGATGAAGAATACGGCATGATTTATGACACAATAAAAAAGACTATCGATCTTGGTGTTGCTGAAGCAAACGATCCATGGTTACATTTCCGTAAAAACACAAATAATGGATTTTTAGTTATATTCTTTAGTGAGCGTCGCAATGGACCACTACCAGGATTGCCTAAGCAAGTAGAAGATAAGATTAGACAAAAGTTTGAAGAGAAAACAGGTGGACCTGTAGATCACATAGGTGTATTGTGGGCTAGATATACGCCATTGAGTGGAGAGATTCCATCTTTATACCCGCACCAAGATAGATCAGAAACACATACAGCGTATATGTTTACAATTGAATTAGATAAAACTCTTGATTGGGACTTCTATGTTGAAGATGAAAAGTTCCAAATGGAAAAAAACCAAGCAGTGTGGTTCTCTGGTACAAACCAAGCACACTGGAGACCAGATAGACATTTTGGTGAAGAAGATTATTATGACATCTTGTTATGTCAAACACATCATGGAGAAGATGACAATCCTTTATCTGAAGAACATTATTTAGATGGAGACGATCATGCTACTGAGGTTGCCCAGAAGTATGCTCATCTTCTACCCGAAACACTTTTGAAAGCATCTCGCCTTCAGGGTCCCTGCCAGTAGTGTGATCTTTTTCTGATCTACAACTGCATCCATCACAACAAAAATCTGAAAAAATTTTGAATGCCAAACTATTATTTTCTGTCATATTGAAGTCCATCCTTGTGCTGTAGCCTTTCCGCTTGCTATCCAGTCACGATGTAACTCATGCTGAAAAGTCCAATTGGTCTCATGTGTATCCCGCCCACAATTATGGCAAAAATCTGAATTTATATCTTTATACACATGATCACAATATTTAGACATAAAACCATTATACCAAAAATCTGAATTTTTTTCTTAAATGTACGATACATAATATATAAAAATAAAACAAAAAAAAATAGTGAGCACATATTTAGCGATCAAAATATATGTGCCCACTAGTAGGGGAAGGTTTTATTCCTATACTGGTACTTCCATTTTTCCAAATAGCCACCCGTTGTGTATTCCAATGAGTGGTGCGTCTATACAAACCGCATAACCTATTGGCAAAGAGTCTGAGAATGTAGAAATAAAAGTTTCTACTGTTTCCTTGTTAGGGAGATTTATTGTCTTAGTTTCTCCGTTAGTTGTTGTTAGTCTGATTGGTATCATTGTTATTTTCTCCTAGTTCTATTTTATACCTTGTTTTGTAATGGCTTCTATCATAGTTGGCAATAGTACCATATTTCTTGATGTGTGCGAGTCTTTTTAGTTGTTCCTCGCTATACCCTGCCACTATTCAACACACTCGCAAGGTTCTACCGCATAGTCATTTTCATCACCAATAAAAATAACTCCTTGTCCATAGCATGATGAGCAATCTATAATTTGTACTGAGTTTATCATTTCTTATCCTTTCGTTTCAATAATCTTAGCATAGGGCACTGACAAGGTCTAGCCTTGCCAATGTGGAGAGTTATCTCCGTCAGCCACTTCTGTGGTGAGTATTGTGTAGCCACTTGCTACCAATCTATCTAGTAAGTCATTTACTGTACGCTCACTAACCATGAGGCGATTGACCACCTCTACTTGAACGCCGTCTTTTTCGGCTGTATAACTTAGGTTTAGCATATTTGCTACCTACCTTTCTTTCTTTCTAATAATCGTATCTTATACCTTGCCACTGACATTTTGGGGTGTCTGTGGCTACCCCTTTTGTGTGATTTACTTCACATAGTAGCCTGACTCTGTGAAAGTGAGAACCTTTTTTGTTTTGTAGGTTTTATCTGTTGGGCAAATCATTTCCCAACTTTCAAAAGAATTGACATGTCCGCATGTAGAGCAGATTGGGTGAAGTTTTTCGTATGTGTTAGTCATTTTGACTTCCTTTCTTTTTTCTATCTAATACCTGTATGCTATACCCTACCACTGACATTTTGGGGTGTCTGTGGGGTGTGTCCCCTGTGATGTGTATCACTCGAAGAATACAGCACCTCTAACATTTTTGTGATTTACACAAACATTTCCACGAGGGATTTCCACATGGCATTTGAAGCATAGCATTTTGACTTCTGCTTTTGTAACTATTGCTAATTCTAAATCTAGCAATTCGCTACTAGTAGCATTTTCTAACGATACCCAACCAGCACCGTTTTCATCTAATCTAAACATTTCTAATGTAGCCATTTTGTGACCACCTTTCTTTCTAATCTAAAACTTATCTTGATACCTAGTATCCTAACACCTACCACTGACAAATTGGGGGTAACAATTCGGACATTTGGTATATTTGGGATTGTGAGTTACCTCACATTTTTTAGGCCACTATTTATTTTTTATAGGAGTATCCTAACATATAAATCTAAAAAAGTCAACACGACACGCCGTATTTCTAGATAACATTTTCATAACGACACGCCCGACAGCGTCGGCAAATGTCCGTTTTGTCCGATTTACGTTTATGTGATTATGCTCACAAAAATAAATCCCCGACACGCCCGAAAAACAGGCTAATTTGTCAGTCCCCCCTGTTAGAATACTAGTATTAGAAAATAAAGAAAGGTGGTCTAAAATGACTACACTAAGAGAAATAGAAAATCTAGGCTTTTGCCTAACCGATAATATCTGTGTGTTTTGCTCACACACTATGGACGGGTGGGATCGTGTATGCGTACCCTGTAACGAATATAAAGGCGTGATGAATATCGTTTCCGCCGTAGGCTACTATGGGAAAGATATTCTTCCCGTGTGAGCCACCTCACAAAAATAAATAAAATCTAACGGCGTGTCGCCTTGAAAATGTCAGCCAAAAATGCTAAAATTACAGAGTAATAAAATGAAAGAAGGTAAAAATATGTCAGCAAATGTGTATCCAATCCAAGCCCTACTAATTGGTAAGGCTTATCGCTCTCGCTCTATTCAGGGAATTATTGAGGACGCAGAGCCTCGCCCTAATGTATGGTATAAAGGCGCAGATGCCTACGCCGTTCGTGTTCGTCCTGTAAATGGTGCTCGTGATGAATGGCGCACTCTAGCCGTAAAGGTTGGTGAGTAATGAAACTAGATGAATTCAAAGCCTATATTGAGGCACAGCGCAAAGCGCAACAATTGACAAACTTAGAGAAAATCGCTAAAATTATAACAACAGAAAAGAAAGGTAACTAAATAAATGACTACTACTAATTACACAGACTATAAATTTTCCGTCAATGGCGTAAAGTTTATTTCAAGAATAAATGCTAACTCTCCATTCGCAGGCTCTCTCGCAAAACTTCCTTCGCAGGTTGTTATCGATATGAATGTTCAAGCCGTAACGGAATTAGTTGGTGACGCTTCTAAATTTACTCGTGATGAGTTATTGGAAGAATTAGAAAGAGTAAATGACGGCGGAACTCATGCATTCATTCTACTAGATGAAGAGGTGAGTGCATGAGCCTAACAAAAACACACTTCAAGGCTATCGCCTCAATTCTAAATGATGTCAAAGAAGAAATTCATCCGCAAGTCTATGAGGATTTAGTAGAAGGATTTTCAACTTATTTCGGAACAAAAAACGAAATGTTCGATAAAGCAAAATTTGAAACCGCTTGCGGTGTTGATGAGTTAGGAATAATTGCATGATTAGATTTCTAACTACACTTGTTCAAATTGGTTTAGTTCTTTCAATTTATTTTATAATAAAACTTGCCAAAGAATAAAATCAAATTTTCAAAATGTGAAATCTGCGGTAGAATTTTTATCGCAGATCTAAAATGTTTTGTGTGTGCTGCTAAACAATAGTTGAAATTTCAACAAGTTGCCGACCACTTATCCACAGGGTTATCCACAATGTGAATTACGTTACAATAAAAAAATTTCCCAGATTTTACGGCGTGTCGTTTTGATTTTGTCAGTCCTAGATGATAGGATTACAGAGTAATAAAATGAAAGGAAAACTAAATGAGAAGTTACTCTATTGAAGATTTGTTGGTAGGGCAATACTATAAGCCTACCTCTCTAGCCCGTAGATTTATGGGGGGAGAAATAAATTTTGCTGAAAAGCGTGATGATGTTTGGGTAGGCACAGACTATCAAGCCTACGCAATTCGTTATCGTGTTGGACAGTCCCTAAAGACTGATTGGGCTACTATTGCCGTTCGTGTGTCTGATTTGTAAATGTCAGACCAATATGCTAAGATTTCAGTATCAAAAGAAAGGATATAAAAATGGATAAATTGGAATACGCACTACGCACTATCGCTAATTGCGATTTGTGTTATGGTCAAGGTTATAATGGTTGGGCTATTGGCGAGGACTATGATATGGAGGATTGTATTTGTAATCCTTATGGTCTAATCCTTGAAAATGGCGAAGTTATTTTTGATAATGGCTTACTAAGTGAGCCTGAACTATTCACAACGCAGGAGGCTTACTAATATGGGAAGTAATTTTGCTAATGATTTGGCTTTGGCTGATAATCTAACTATTGAAACTCAGATTGAAATACACCTGAAGTCTAATCACTATCCACCCGTTCCGTCTTTCATGGTGCCTACTTGTATTGAGGCTATTGACGCTGTAAATGACGCAGGGCTTTGGCACTTAGAAATACCTCTACCTGAAGGGGTATTGTATAAGGGTAATTTGACTACCGCACCAGCACACGCTATTATTGACCAACACCACCTTGAAGCGTGGCTTATTGAAAGAGAGGAATACTAAAATGGAATACAACTATGTTCTAACAACTTACTATGACGGAGAATTATTTTCTACTCATAGAATTAGCGACTTCATGGAAGCGCATGAGGCGTGGGCTAAATGTGTAGACTACGGCAACGCTACCATGTTCGCAACTTATAATCTTACAGACCCAACAGGTAAAATGTATACAAAAAACTTTTATTCTGATGGCAGAGTAGAGATTAGATAAATGTCTGCTACAATAAATGACATGGAACTAGTATTCGCTGATTATCTTTTGCCAAACCAATTGGCAGAAGGTGATTTGGTAAAAATTGAAGATCAGTTTGTAACAGTAAAAACAATAATGGAATCTAATGATGGTTATCATTTAATTTTGCTTGATGACTTTGGTGATGAAGTTGAAGCATTTGTTTTAGATGATGACAAAATTGAATGGTACGTTTTTGTAGAGTAAAAGTGCCCGACTCGATTTGCACTAAATGTCCGTTTTACGTAGTTTGTTAAGAACCTCCCTATTTGATTTTCTAATATTTTTATGATATTATTATTTCATGTTTAGAAAAAGCAAAGAGGAATTAAGGCGTATTCAAGAATTACGCAGATCTAACGCTGCCTCTGCCTTGCCAAACAAAAAGGCCTATACTAGACAAAGCAGCAAAAAAATGTTAGAATTAGAAAAGAAAGAAAGGCCCTAAATGAAACTAAAGCGCAGCAATGATAGGAAAGTAGCAAATGCAGTCTCCCCAAATGGAAAAACCCCAACAATCGCAAACACTTTTGGATTACCTAGTGGTAAGGCTTACTCATGTCCTGGTGAGACCTCTGTATGCAGCAAAGTATGCTACGCAGGAAAACTTGAAAAAATCTACAAAGGTGTAAGAGATACCCTATTACATAACTGGAATTTATTGAAAGACGCAGACCATGACACTATGGAAGAGTTGCTCATGGAAATGATAGAAGACTTCAAAAAAGACTGTGATAAGCGTGAGGCTCCTAAACTATTTCGTATTCACTGGGACGGTGATTTCTTTTCGGATGAGTACGCATTCGCCTGGAAGCATGTTGTGCTAAATAATCCTGATGTTCAATTCTGGGTATACACTCGTGTGGCTTCCGCTGCTAATATGCTCAAGAATATTGAAAACCTAAGTTTATATTTCTCTGCAGATAGTGAGAATATCAAAACCGCTGTAGAGTTAAAACAAACTCATGGCATTCGTATGGCATACCTTGCACAAAATTTTGCTGCAGGACAAGAAAAAATGAAAGAACTTATTTCTAAACCTGGAGCAAAGTGTCCTGAAAATGCAAAACGCATTCCGCTTATTTCTACTAATGGAAGTGCGTGTGTGTCATGTGGGTTGTGTGTTTATAACAAGTCTGATATAGTATTCTCTGCTAGTAAAAAATAGGAGTTGAAATGAAAATGCAATATGTATTCTTAGCATGGTTCGTATTGTTATTTTTTATTTATCAATAGATCCCCCGCAAAAGTGGTCGGCCCCTAAACCTTAGATTTGTCAAGTTACGACGCTGTGATTAAGGACACAGGAAAAAACCTCATAAAATGCCATAAACGATTTGTATTTCTTGTATTTTTTTGCTAAACTTATACTATAACGACAACAGAAAGGAAACGAAATGACACTAGGCGGATACACTTATCAGGTAGGCGATTTATTCACCACCTCTAAGACAGGAGTTACAGGACGAATTGAAAAGTTTGTTCCTATCTCTCGTAATGTTACCAGAGTCATGCTACGCTTGGCAAATAACCAACAGCGTTTTGCTATGGTCAAAACACACTAATCTCAAAATATGAGAAATCTCAGAAATAACTTGACGAGAAATCTCAAAAATGCTAAAATTGAATATATCAACAACCAACTAACAAAGGAGAAAGAAATGGCAGTAAATAACGCAACTTACAAGGTAGGCGACACCTACACCTCACAGAAGTCAAAGGTCACAGGTGTTATCACAGAAATCAAGCCAAACACAGACGGAACAAGCGTTCGTGTGAAACTTGATGTCAATGGCTCACCTCGCTGGACTACTTGGACAGCAAAGTAATTCCTAAACAGGAAAAGTCCTGAGCATGACTACTAAAACTGCTCATAACAACAAACAACGAAAGAAAAGGAAAATAACAAATGGCACGACAAAAAGCAATTAGCGTGAAAATCGCTACAACCAAAGTTATCAAGGCTTTGGAAACTAAGTTAGCACAAATCAAGAAAGATAAGGCTAACCAAAAAACTAACGAGGAGAAGTATCAGAAGGCTCACGAAAAGTGGCTAAAAGATGTTGCTAAACTTTCTCTCGCTCAAATCTCAAAGGCAGAAAACCTACGAGCAAGCACACGCTACAATGGCATGGTAAATGTAGATTTTGATTTGCCTAAGTCTGTGGTAGCAGATTTCCCTGCTGAACCTGAAAAGGATTTTGAGACTTTTCATGAGTGGCAGTATAAGGAAATGGTTGAGGAAATTGAGAACGCAATTCGTATTCTCAAGATGACAGATGAGGAAGTAGTTTCTACTTCTACTTACAACGCTATCGCTAGATACTTGTAATTTGGTTGGGGGAGGGTATTTGACTCCCCCACTAATAAATGCTATGATTAGATAATACGAAAGGATAAGCCATGGAAACAACTAACATTCATAACGTCACTGAGGAATTTTTAAAAACTCAGATTACACAAAAAGATGAACGAATTCAGGTCCTGGAAGAGCATGTACAGCGTGTAACACAGCGTGACTACGCTACCGCTGGAAAACTGCAGGCAATGCGAGACGGTCTACACGAGTGGACTATGACTGAATTAGAAAATAATGGAATCACAGAGGAGCAGGCTACTGAACTTTCTGAGATTGGTGGATTTGAACTTACAAAAGAAGTAGAGGCTGAAGTTACAGTCCGCTACTGGATTACTCTTCAGATTCCTGCAGGAGAAGACGCAGAGTCTGTAATCAATGATATTGATTTCGACGCAATTACATATGATACTGATGTGATAACACATGTTAGTTCATCTGTAGACAGTATCGATATCTAACAATCTTCCTGGCCTTCATGAAAGGGGCCAGGATCTGCAAGCATCGCTCTTCTTTCATCCTTTCTTTCAAAGAGCATGCAAGGGACCTGAGCACGTCCACGTAAACTGCTCATTTTTTATTGAAAAAGTGGTCGGGCGATTTGTCCTATATGTCCGATTTACGAATTATGATCATATTCCCCAATCCTGGATTTGCTTTTGTCACCCCATTGTGCTAAACTTTAGATAACAAAACAGAAAGGAAATAAAAATGGCTCATGAATTAGAATCTGCTAATTCTTTCGCATCATTCCGTGAACCTGCTTGGCATGGTTTAGGAACTGTATTTCAGGAGGAAGTTACTACTGAAAAAATGTTGGAACTCGCTAACCTTGATGGTTGGAATGTTCGTCTTGAAGATGTCGTAATCCCAGACACTCTTTCATCTGATAAATCTTATCAATATGTTGTGCGTGATAACCCATTCACCGCAAATCAAGTTGATGTTCTAGGCGTTGTTGGTGAACGCTATGTCCCATTGCAAAATGAAGACCTATTCACATTTGGTGATGCAATTCTTGATGGCGGAGGTCGTTGGGAAACTGCTGGCTCATTGCGTGGTGGTCGTGTTGTATTTGGTTCTCTTGCTCTTGAGCGTGAGACTGTTCTAGACCCTAATGGCGTCGCTGATGTTGTCAAGACTTATCTTCTTGTCAACACATCACATGATGGTTCTGTTGCTATTCAAGCATCTGTAACACCTGTTCGTGTTGTATGCGCTAACACTCTTGCTGTTGCACTAGGTCGCACTAGCAAAAAGGGTGGCGTAAAACAATCATTCAAGATTCGTCACACACAATCTGCTGAGGGTAAAGTTCAACAGGCTCGTGAGGCTCTTGCTGTTGCCAATGCTTATATGGATTCATTCTCTCTAATGGCTAAGGCTATGATTGAGAAAGAAATCACAGCGCAACAATTCAATGATATTGTTCTCGCTGCGTATCCTAAGCCTGATGAAACCAAAAAGGGTGCATTGTCTAAGTGGACAACTAAGATTGACACTATCAATGACATCTATACAGGTGAATTCAATGGCATGATTGCTGGCACTGCATGGGGTGCATGGAATGCACTTACAGAAAGAATCGATTGGTATCGTGGAGGTAAGCGTGGTCTTACTGAATCAATTCTAATGGGTTCAAGTGGATTTGACCCTGCTATCACAGCAGAAAAAAATCGTTTGCTAACTATTGTTCGCAACTCTCTAGAATTGGTGTAACAATTCAACTCCTGAGCATGAGTAAAAACTGCTCTCTTGACAAAGATCAAAAAAGGTGCCGACCAAAAATATCATTTAGAAATTTAATTACGATACGTTGACAAAATCCCCAAATTTTGCTATTATTTATTCATGGACCAAAAAGAACTAACGACATACATGACAAACCTGCGTAGTGGCCTGGATGAAGACCTACGTAATCTTGCTGCAGAAATGGACTCTATTGACCCTGCCTCTAAAGACTTTGCAGACCTAGACTTTGAGTTTAATTATATTACAGGACAAGTATCAATGTTAAGCCATATACTACAAAAGATAGGACAATAATGCTGGGGTATACAGAAGAACAAGTAGATAAGATGCTCACTACATTAAACTATACTATTCATCATCATATGACTGGTAAGTTTGCAGATGAGGATAGGTCAGTACTTAGAGATCTAGAGGACTTCTTACAGGGTTTGTTAGCAGAGGGACGTATTTGACATCCCCCTGATATTTTGCTAGAATTGCATACAACGACTAGAAAGGAATAATATGCCAAATTGGGTATATAACTCTCTAACTATTGAGGGTAATGCAGAAGACATTTCTGCTATCAAAACACAACTAAACCAACCATTCCAACGTCAACACGACCAATGGAATATGGAAACAAGACAAATGGAATTACAGGATGTTACTTATTCAAACCCTGTATTTGCATTCTGGAATATTATCAAGCCAACTAATCTAGAGGCATACAATAAGCAGTCTGACCATTCATTACCTATGGAAGAACAACTTATGTTCAAGGGTGATAACTGGTATGACTGGAATGTAACTAACTGGGGAACCAAATGGGATGTTGCTGTATCAGATAATGAGCAGTATCCTGAGACTGAACTAATCAACGAAGAGGATTGGTCAGATAGACTTACCTATAGTTTCAATACCGCTTGGTCTCCTCCTCTTCCTGCTATTGCTACATTGTCAGAACAATATCCTAATTTAGAATTTACCTTGTCATACGAGGAAGAAACAGGCTGGGGTGGCGAAATAGAGTTCCTCAATGGTCAAGATACTGTATTAGAAAACTATGAAAACAAATGTCGTGACTGTGATTCAATCAACACACTAGAGTATTGCGAAAACGACTGTGGTGAGATATGCTCTGATTGCCATTACATGGGTGAGGCAGACTTAGAGTGTGTTGCAGAGTGTGACATACATAAAGAATACTTGGAGGCATAATGTTACCTGATTATCTAAAGAATGCAATCAATGCAGGTGCTACAGGACTAGATGTCATGCACGGGCACCTGAAGACGCTTATGCTTGACGCAGAACGGGAACTAGAAGAGGCGCAGCGGGTAGAAGACGAGACCGAAGAGGCCATTGATTCCATGGAGCGCAAGTACTGGGAGGGACAATTAGACGCCCTATCATATGTTTATAGCCTTACATATGAACTGTCATTTGCAGTAGCGGATAGGGAGGAATAGATCCACGTGTATGAGCAATTGACATTAGACCTGGACCCTGATATCATTAATACAAACCCAACTACAGAAAGGACCCCCCATGGGAGCACGTTGTAACTTTATCTTTAAACAATCAGAGGACCAGGCCGTAGCGCTGTACAGCCACTGGGACGAAGACCATATGTATGAACTCCTGGCAGCAGCCCTGCAGCATGCAATGCCACGTATTCAAATGGGTGATACCCCGTATGCGACTCGTATGGCTATCAGTTACATTATCAAGGATAGTATCTTAGATGAGACTGGATATGGAATTTATGCCTGTGACCCCTCAGACCAGGGATTCATGGACCATCCAATCACAATAGATTTCACAGACGGTACCGTGGGCAGCGGTGAAGACTGGCACTCAATTCCTGATTTTATTTCTTATCATTCTGCTCAGTTAATTACAAAATAATAACTTTGGGGCGTAAGGTTTGGTTTATTCCTTTCGTCGTTGTGCCTTGCGCCCCTCCCACTTTTTTGATAGAATAGGAGTAACTATGACTACACGCAGACACAGACTAACTGACGAGGAACGAGTTGCCATGCGCCTTGCCACTTTAGTATCTGACTTGCGACTTGACATCGAGCAGGTTGGGCAGTATTTAGCGCAGGTAGCACCAACAGTATCGTATAATAGACTTATCACAATCGCAGAAAGCGCACAACATCACAAAGAGGAGAAATACAATGAGCAATACCAATACAGACTTTTCTAGTCGTTGTAATATTCTGGCAGACCTGTGGTTGAACTATAAAGATGATGCTGAGTTTTCTGACTTCATACAATATAATGACATGGGTTTGCCCCTAGCATTTTTTGTTAGTCAAGAAGTTGTTCCTAGTAATGATATGGTAATGAACTATGTCAATGAAACTTGGGAGTTATTCTTAGAGGCTCTAAAGATAGAAGACACAGGGTTTGACACACTTGACGAATTGCTAATGGGATTTGACAAGTAGCCACGAAAGTGGTCGGCATATTATTTTAGTTATACAAACCATTACGATACCAAACCATTTTTCCCCAAAATAGGATTACGATCCAAACCATATTTTTCCCAAACCATGATAAATGGTGTTATGATTATATGTATGCCAAGACATTTTTATAGAGTTAATTATCCAAACCAAGCAAATGATGATGATAGAGGTTTGCATAATGCCTTTGTAGCCTTTACTCATCTTATAGGTCTTAGTAAGTACTTCTCTTTTATCCCGCCCGTTTTTGACAGGGACGAGTGGCGGGCCGAACACGGGGCGGGATCTAAAAAAGATTACGATCATACCATATATCCCCCTAATAAGCAATAACAAACCATATTTCCTGGTTTTAAAACATTTTCAAACATAATAAAAAGTATTACGAACTTATTGGAATTTTCCCAGACTTTTGGCAATTTTTCTGCATAAATCTATTACGAAGATACTTGACAAACCATGGTTTTGCAGATATAATGCCCAAACCTTGATATATGGTTTGACAGATATGGGGCATATATGGTATAAGGGTTTGATGGATATAGGGTTTGATGGTTTGGCATTACGATCCCCGCATTAAAAAGCGCTTCATTACCCATATCTCTCCACTATCCTCCACTTTACTCCACATATAAAATAACAGTAAGATTTATTTTTCAAAATAAGCGATGCTATAATTAAGTTTGCCATGATAAAAGACGTATTTACGCAGCCACAAATAGATTTTATAAACCAACTCGTGTTGGATAACTATGACAAATTGGATAGCAGGTATTCAGAACGAGGTAGGGAAGATATCGTTTTAACTCCCAATGGGACAGCAGCATTTGAGAACCTAAACCCTATTGCCAAAGAAATATGTGACCGTGTGCTTTCATATTTTGATGAGGGTAAATACATCAATGCCATAACCTATGGTGAATACACAAACAAACACACCAACCCTAATCTTCCACCACACAAGGATCCTATCCATACCAAGAATGGCCTAACCTTTGACTACCTATTGGATTCAAATGTTGATTGGCCAATATGTCTGGAAGGTGACTGTGTGAGCCTAGAAAAGAATGATGCTATCATTTTTAGTCCATGTGAGCAGTATCACCACAGACCAGAAATGATATTTAATGATGGCGATTATGTTAAAGTTTTATTTTTTATGATTAGGACAAACCAATGATATCTCACGACTCAAAAGTTGATATTATTGTAGAAATAATACACGAACATCTAAAGGGTAAGCATAAGGACTCTCTATCTAAAAGATTGGCGGTAGAGATAATTGAAGCCCTAGATGACGAACCTACACCATCATGGTATGAACACGGTTAATGCTATAATGGAAAGATGTCTGATACATTGAAATGTTATTATTGTGATAACAAACCAGAATATACTCAACCAGATAAGACTACTGGTGTTATCGTCGATGTTTGTAAAAGACATTTTATCTACATGTATATGGGGTGATTATGGACAAAGATAAGGCAGATGCCAACTTCAAGGCTTTTTGGATTCTATTGGGATCTATCATTGTTATTCTTACTATAGTAGGGATTGCTATTGGGTAATAGGGCTAATAGGGATTACGAAGAACTTACAGATCCCGTCGAACTTTTGGTAAAAACCAAAGCACCTACTAAATGGTTATTGATAGATAGGGAAACAGGACAAGTCTATCAAGGCAGTCCATATGGTCATTGGGATAGGTTAGATCCTGTTATAAAGGATAAAATATGAGAGTTCATTTACTTACCCTGCCTGGAATGAAAGAAACTGTTGGAGAATATATCCAGATTAAGTTTGAAATCCCTCACGTTTCATTTAAGTATTCATTTGGACCAGATATGCCAGAAGATGATGTAGATCACATTATTGGCCTGTGCAGAAAACCACAAGAGGCCATTGCTGATCTTATTCATCAAGGATATGAAACACCTGCAGCATTAGAAAAATATAGAAGATATTCGGATTATATATGTGACAATGCTAAAACCATAATAAACTATGAATCTCTTAAAGATATAGATGGTTTGACTAAGGCATTGTTTAATCATTTTGCCCTTGAGGATGATAACTGGAAAACCAAAACTGGCAAAGAGTCTTTGTTTGATGAGATAATGTCTAGGCAAATTCCATTTAATGTATGGGTTGAGCCATATCAGGATGCATTCAAGGGATTAATGTATCCAGAGATAGTCTTAAAGGGCATGATAGATGAAAGACTATTAGAGCATTATGATAAGGTGGATACTAGAACTATTAAACCCTAGTGCTAGTGTCTAGCATAAAATGGTTTGATATTTCTATTTACCGCCGAACTTTAAGCGCTTGTTTATTAGGTCTATAACTGTTTCAGAAACTTCTTTATTCCACCCACCGCCAGGGTGTTGATTATCGCCAGCCAAAAACCAATACTTTACATCGCTGTTACCGTAATCCTTTTTTGTGTAATCTGGATAAGATGTGGGTATTTTAAAATAAGAACTATATTGTTCAGCAAAGTTATCAAATACAGACTCTGAGTCAATATGCCAAGTACTCCACAAAAATATAGAGCCATTTGCCTTGAATATATTTTCTAATAAATCTATCATTGTCAAATAAACTATTGCATTTTCTTGCGGTATATAGTTTTCTTTATACTTTGATAACTCCTCATACATCCAGTCAACCGTATTGTCTTTATAGAAGTTTAATTGGGCTGGTATAAACTGATCTATGTATGTGCTGTAAATCATCTTTCGATGGATGTCTGGCAATATCATTACTAGCACATCTGGTATTCCGTATTTATTAATAAAGGCGCATATATTTTTTATTATTAAATGAATTGATGCACCCATCATAGAAAGATTATAGCCTTTAGTGTCTTTTATATTTTTAAAGTATTCTGTTGTAAAATCAGACCATCTAAATTCTTGTGGGATATCCTGTCCAAAACTAAAAGAGCATCCACTGTACAATATGTTTAAATTGTCTTTATTTAAAGGCTCAAAGTTGTCTGTTCTAAATCCGTCTTTATTTATCTTATATGTTATATCATCAGCATTTGTGCTCTTAGTATAAAAATAATCATTATCCCAGTACCCTTCTCTGGTTAGCATAGATCCATTAACACCTTTGATATGAAATTGTGAATGATCAAAAACAGTTATGTTTTTATATATACTTTCATTAATGTTTAACGTCATAAAACCTCAAGCACTCGTTTTGCAAATCTTTCATGCCACCCACCACCTGGATGTCTACCATCCCCTGCTATTTTCCAATACGGAGATTCGTGCTCCTCATAGTCTTGCTTAACAGACCTTGGACCACTTATTAAGTTTTTAGAATCAAACCAGCAATCTAAATCGTTGGCAAACATAGAAAAACAATCCTCAGTTAAACCATCATATGTAGAAACTAAAAACTTAGAGCCAGCATTTTTGCATAATAACTCTAATAATTTAAGCATTAATAAATTATTTAATAATAAATTTTCTGGCATCAGTTGATCAACAAAATTTTTAGCATCGGGCTTTTGTGTTCTAGGAGTTAAATCAAAAAATTCTGATGTCACTGGATCAAAAGTAACTGTTCTAGTTATATCTGGCATTAATGCAATTATTAAATCTGGCATTCCGTAAGTATTAATAAAAGCACATATGTTGCTAAGTGTTAAAAATATAGATCCACCCATAATAGACAAATTATATTCTTCAACATCTTTATTTTTAGATAATTCTTTTGTTATTAGTTTTGTCCATAACATCTCTTCTGGTAGATCTTGTCCAAATGTTACTGAGCATCCGCTATACAAAACCGTAAACTTTTTCTTATCCACTGGCTTAAAATTATTGCATCTAAAACCCTGTTTGTTTAACTTATATAATAAGTCTATACTAAGTTTCATTGTATGCACATTATGCGTATAATAATAATCATCTTCCCAATATCCAGAATCCATTTTATTATTACTTTTATTAGAGTTAAAAACCATCTGCATTCTGGTATTTACTATAGTATTAGGGCTAAGAATATCCCTATTATTATTTAAAATATCAGTTTTATATGCCATATAATATATTGTACTTGACTTTTATTCCTATAGAGAATATAATGGTTATATGAATAGGTTTATTATATGCCCAGCCTGCAAAAAAGAGATAGAGGTTAGGTGGGGTATTTTTGCCCATGATACACTTAATAGACACATAAAGGAGCATAGATGAAACAGCATACATTTCCAGACCCAGACAAAGAGGGATATGAAATTGTTATACCTAATGAAGTTAAAAAAGATATCATCATTGAATATTTAAGAACAACCTATTATTGGTCTATTGCATTGGCATGTTTCATTATTGGATTTTTAGTTAGGTCCGTATTATGATTAATTGGATTGTAGATAATTTATTTAAATGGGATAGCCTTCGCATTGCACTTTTTTCAGAAGTCGATTGGTATAACTCTATTTCTCGTACCTTGGAAGATCCAGATTCTATGAAAACTGTTTCTACAATTTGGTGTGAGCCTGATGGTTGGCGTGGATGGAACTTAAAAGATGAAGGTACATATTATTTTCATGATTTGCCAGAAAAAGGTATTGCAGACATTATGGACATAATTTATGGGAGTGATGAATGACCTGGGCTTGCCCTTGTAATGGCTGTAAAAAGGCACAGAAGGTCATTATAGACCAGATCATTG